GGTCTTGCATATTCTGTTATCGCCCATTTGGATGAGTTTGTGTATCCCTACTAGGGGTGTTCTAGACTTCGGTTTAGCGGGTGGATTTTACAGCTTTGCGGCTGCCGCTCCGAGTTCCATTTGCCGGTCCATGGTTAGAGGCCGAATGCTTCGGCAATGTCAGGGTTGGTTTTGAAGAAGTCCGCCAGCTTGGTGATCTGCACGGTCGTGAGTTGCGGAGGCTGGTCAACCACATCGGGCATGGGCAGCGTGGTCTCCAGCACCGCGATGGCGATGTGTGCCTGGCTCAGGGCCTCTTGATTGAGTTCGCTCATGCGGCCTCGGGCAGTGCTGCCAGGATTGCGGTTTTGCGTGCGCCGGTCAGCGCGCCCAGGGTGACCAGCTGGGACAGCAGCATCTCCACTTCTGGCGGGGCCGTGGAGACCAGGTTTAGCGTCAGCAATTCGTCGTAACGGCGCTTCGTTTGCACGTCCGTCTGGGTGGCGCCAATCAGCGCGTTTTTCTCGGCGTCGGTGAACAAGCCGTAGAAGTCGCGGAAGGACATGCCTGGAGTGATCAGTACCGTCGGGGCGGCCGTGATCTCGCCAGTTGCACCCGGCGCCACGGTGGTGACCGCGCGCGCGTATGACTCCCACAGGGCGACGGGGGCGTGCTTGGCGACTTGCGCGCTCAAAGTCTGCCCTTCATCCGGCAAAGGGGCGGTCACTTTGAACGTGCGTCGCCCGGCAGATTCGTAAAGCACATCCATGCTTTTCAACTCTGCATCGACCGAAAGGACGGTGTAGGTATAGGTGATGCTCATAGTGCAACCAAGAATTTGGTGAACAAGCCAGCCGCCCTGTTCATGCTGCCGCCCGTGTTGGCCGTGCTCCAGGTCACGTTCTGAGGCAGCGATTGGTTGCCACCGGTGGCCTGACTCCCACCGATGACCTGCGTTCCCAAGAACGTGTGGCTGTGCGAGATCACCTCACCGATTGAGAGGCCGCAAACACCAGAGACGACGGCGGCCAGCAAGGCGTCGCCATCCCTGACGTTCGGCAGCGGCAGTCGCTTGTTTGCAGCAAAGTCGGCAGCGGCAGAGGCGCCACGAACAGTTCCTGCGCCTGCCGATGTCTGGATGAGCAGGTCGGCGTTTGAGGACGCAAGCCAAACCTCTTCAAACAGGGGCCATGTGTCGGCGTCGGCCCGCGCGGTCCCCCCAGACGCCGCGCTGCCGATGGTGCCGCCGGTGAGCGACAGCCAGCCCGGGGGAATCGTCGCCCGCATGGCCGCGATGACAGTACCGGACGGCACAGTCCGAGCCTCAGCAATCAGTGCCCGGACTTGTTGCAACGGCACCGGGTGCAGTGCCAGCGTCGCATCGCCGTCGAGCACGATTTTGCCCGTCATCGTCCCGCCCGACCGCTGCAGGGCGCCGTTGATGAGGTTCTGCACGGCAGTCGTCAGCTTGACCAAAGCAATGGAGCCGTCAGCGGGCACCAGCTCCACCACACCGCCACCGCTGAAAGCCGCGACGTCAACCAGGGCGATCGCGCCGCCCGCGCCGAACGTGAGCACCTTGTCCACGCGCGAGGCAGCGGCCGGCAGCTCCGACAGCGTTTCCCCGACCGGCACGCGCACGCCGCGGTCCACGAGTTCGCCGTCTTCCTGCAGCGTCATCCAGATGCGGTCGAGGTCGTCGTCGAGCACTTCCTCGCGCAAGTCGCCGCTGTATTGGTAGTCGGTGTCGCGCTTGCGGACCACCTCGCGCACGATCAGGATGTCGGCGCCGCTGGTGGGGGCCACGGAGAAGGTAACCGTACCGCCCGTGCGGCTGCCGATGCCCGACACCGTGAAGCCGGTGGTGACAACGACACCATCGACCAGCACTTTGATGTCGTCGGCCGCCAGCACGCCGAACGAGTAGGCGAAGACCGTGGCCACACCGTTGCCGGTGTGCGATGCGATTGTGGTCTGTTCTCCGATTGGCATGTGGGCCTCGCGTGCTGCGCGGGCCTGGTCAAACCACTTGATCGACCTCGATCTCGAAACTGCCCGCTGATGGGCGCCAATCGTCGCGCGCCCTGGGGTCTTGGTTCCCGACCTTCGGCCCTCGCCCGATCTTCACCGGCTGCTGCAGCAGGCATTCCGCCCCGGCGTCGAGGTGGTCGTCGGGCTGGTTTGTCGCGATCGGGTTCCAACTGCGCATCTGATCCTCGACCGCCTCCAGAACGGACACGTGCGCCCAGAGGTAGCCCGACGACAGCGGGGCGTCGAACGCGCCCAGGATCTTGCGCGGCTTGTTGGTGCTGTTGTGCTGGTCGGAGACGCCGCAGCGGATGCGCCGCGCCTTGAGCGCACCACGCAGCAGGCCGGGCGCGTGCGTGCCCACGCCGTTGGTCTCGACGGTCACGCGCGGCAAGCCAAGCTCCTCGACGATGTCGCAGATCTGCCAGACCTGGCCGCCGATGATCTTGCCGTTGTCGTCCAGTTCGGCCACCTCGCCAGTCAGGGCGGCAGCGCGGTGCCAGTACGGGCGCCCGGTTTCGTCCTGGAACATGACGTGGAAGGCGCTCGTGTCGCTGGTGATCTTGCCGCCTGCCGGGTCCCAGTGGCACGTCGCCGAGATGATCCGCGCCTTGCCCAGGAACATGACCGGCTCGCCGTTCTGGGTGCGGATGACGGGAGCGACGTCGTAGACCTTGAGGCGGTCGGGGTCGAGGCGGATCTCGCCCACGGGTTTGGCTTCGAGTTGGTACTGGCTATCCCACTCGTTGAATGTCTTGCACTCCTTGCGCCGGAGTTCCATTTCCTCCCGGTGGAAACGCTCCGGCCATGCGTTGCCGATGCACACATCGACCGTTGCGCCTGCAGGCTTGGCAAAGACGACATTGCCGCCCTCGATACGGTAGTGCTCACCCTCGCGCGCAAGCCATGCAAGATCCCCGATGCCAACGAACACCCAGACGCCATCAGCGCAGGGGGCCGCCCCGATCGGGAAAACGGTTTGCTTGTCTGGGTGCTTCTCGTACCGGCGCTGCGTCGCAAAGAGAGGGATCGTCAGGTGATCGGCGCCGCCCTTGATCAGTTGGTCATAAAGCGAATCGTGAGCGTGAGGCGTGCCGACATACAGACGAGACCCCCCAGGCTTGAGGATGTGCGTCTGTTCTGTCAACTTCTTGCGCAGCTTCTTGCGCGCCTTCTCGCTTTCGACGTTCTTCTCGACTTCGACGTCATCGTTTTGGATCTCGTCGGCCCGGTTGCCCGTCACGCGCGAGAGGATGCCCCGGCCTCTGAAACTCGGGGTACGGCGCGTGTTCTTCCAACCTGGCTGCGTCCACCACTGTTTCACGGCGGCGGGCTCGCGCAGAACACCCTGCGTCAATGGGTGGGCACTCAACACCGCGACGGTGTCGCGTGAAATGTCATATGTCAGATCGTCGTCGGCGCCCTGGACAAGCAGCTGATGGAGCGGGTTCTCCTTGTACTTGTGAGCATTTCGGACGCCCAGAACGGTGGACTTGCCGCAGCCACGAAAGACGCGAAGCACGCGCACGCGCGAGCGGTCAGTGCGTTCAAGCCATTCGTAAATCCTGACGTGTACATCAGGCATTTCCCAGCTCCGGCGCTCGTACTCCATGAAGGCAAAGGCCAGCAGGGAGACGGGGCGATCGGATGTTTCAGGGCTTGCCATGCACGCGCGAGTCGAAGGCCTGCTTTGCCGACTTGCTCATGACGCGGGCCACCGCTTCGGCGGCGCGTCGCTCGGCTTCGCGGATGCTGCGGTCGAGGTCTGCCTCCTTGTCGGGCTCGCCTTCTGGGTCGTTCGGTGCGCCATGCTTGGCCACCAGGTCGAGGGTGTAGCGCAAGACGCCGCCCGTGGCCATCGCGTTTTTCTTGCACCAGTAGGCGTCTCCGCGCTCCTGTTGCGTCAGGTCGGCCGGTGAGCGCCCGTCGCCCGGCCACTCGGTCGGGTCGGCTTCGAGCAGGAAGCGGTCGGCCAGCTTTTCGGACAGCTCCTGCAGGCGTTGAAGTTGGTCAGCTCGCATGTCATTCCCCCGTGATCGCCGACAGATCCGGCGCCCGCATGTCGCCCGTGTCAGGGTCGAGCCAGAAGTCTTGGCCCCAGTCCTTGCGGGCCTTTCCTTGGATGCGCCCCAGGTAGCCCGGGCTCAGGTTCTCCTGCAGCGCATAGAGGCCCATGTGGTCGAGCGCGGCTTTGGCGTACCACAAGTTTAAGTAAGGCGTGTGGGATCGGGCAAACTTGAACGACTCTGCGCCGATGTCGGTTTCCTTCCCGTGGGCGGCCTGGTAGGCATTTTCAAGGCCCAGCTTGAAAACCAGGTGGGCAACATCCCCAATCGCAGGGCCAGCAAGGTTGCCGATTGCGTTGGACGACGCATCACCAAAGCTCTCGGTCGGGTCATTCAAAAGCAGATCACCCAGGGGGCCGAGGCCGCCACCTTGAGCCATCGCCCTCGCCCAAAACTTCCAGGTGGACATATCGACCGGATCCTTCCCGAACAGGATTTGCTTGATCTGAAAAGCGATGCCGCCCATGATCGTGGTGCCGATGAGCATGGCAGCACCATAGGCCGCCTTGTTTGCTAAGGCCGGCGCCCCTTGCAGGCCTTGCGGCGTGTCGGTCATGCGCCTGATGTGCCGCGTGATCATGGCAGTCGGGAAGGATTTGAACTGCCCCACCATTCTCGCGAACTCCCCGCCGGCCGTGCCGCGCTGACTGCCGCCAGCCGTGACGATGGCGCGCGTCCTCAGATCAGGCTCAAGGATTGCGATTTTCGACTCATCGGTGATCATGCCGATGTACTTGGCCGCCACCTCGTGCGCGCGCTCGTGACCGGTGGCATAGATTGACTCGGGCGTCACGACCGGGCGCCCGTTGAGCTGCTCCGGGGTGGCTGACCTGATGACTTCCCAATCTGCCTCAGTGATGCCCCTCTGCTCAAGCAGCACCTTGCGGTCAAACTCGTCGAGTGCACCCCACGCTTTCGTGTGCATGCGCCCCAGGCCTTGCATCATCGTGATGCTGAACGCCTCTCGAAAGGCGTTTGTCCATGCGTTCACCAGACCCAGCTTCATGGTTGAGTTTGCCAGTCTGCCCGACCAGTTTTGGGTGACGTTTTCTGTGGCGTACCTGTTCATTGAGGCCATGACGGCATCAGCCATGCCGAGGTGGGCATGCAGAAAATCCTGGTATTCCTTGGTTTGCGCTTTTGGCACGTTGGCGAGCGCGTCCCAATAGGAAAGTTTGTTGAAGCCCGTCGCCACAAAATAGCCCGGGATGTCGGTCAGGCTTGATATGAGGGTTCCTTGCAATTTCGAGTACACCTCGAAGTTGCGCACCGTGTTGGCGACCTCAGCGATCCGTGCAAACTGAGCTTTCCCAGATTGACCCGACACCACGCGCCACAAAGCCTGTGCGCCGGTGAGGCTCTCTTTAAGTTGCCCGCCAAACTTGCCGGGCGCGTGCTCCCTTTCCGCCAGGTCAAACTGCATGCGCATCTGCGATTCAGGGTTTGGCCCGTACCGCTCGACCAGGCCAATGTCTCTGGAGATGCCGCCGATGTGGCCGATCATGGCGTCATACATCGAGCCCGTGCCGAACTCGCGCAGGTAGGACAGGTAGGCCGCGCCATCCTTGAAATGGATCTCGCGCGACTGGCTGCCACGGTTCGCCCGTGCGCCGGTCCCGCGTGCAGCCCCCGGCGCCGACTTGTTCGCCCCGGCGCTGCTGATCGTCTCCCACGACCCCCTCAGCATGTCCAGTAACCGAGATTCCGGCATGAGGCTTCCATCCTCTGAGATGTACTTGCTCCTGTCCAGCAGCGGCAGCGTCTTTCTCACCCATGCATCCACGCCCGCCGCAAGAACTTTTGCCTGGTCGTGGGCTTGCGGCAGGAAGCCGTACAACAGCTTGCCGATATCGCCGCCAGCAGCGTTGAAGCGCTGCCGAAGTTGCTCGGTCACTTTGAGCCACGCCAAGGCCCCGGCTTTGGCCAAATGGTTCCCTGTGCCGCCATTGCCTTTGGCAAAAACCTCCATGGCCAGATCGCGTGTCATCTCCGGGTTCTCGACATCGAACAAGAAAGCAAGCGCCCGATCCCCGAACGTCATGCCGTCCGTGCTTTTGATGGCGCGCACCAGATCCATCAGCCCGCGCGCAGCATCGTTTTTGATGCCGTTGACGTAAGCGTCGGTCTGCCCGATGTGCTCGCGCAGTGCCTTTGGGCGGTTGGCGCCGTTCACGCTTTGATATTTGGCCAGATCGACCTCGATGCGGGCCGCCGCCAGGGCTTGTTTCTGGGCGTTTTCGATCTTGCGGGCGGCCTGTGCGCTCAGGTCTGCCGCTGCCTCCTGGGCCGCCAGAAGGGTCCGCTGATCTGTTGTGTAGCTCCGCCAGTTCGGGTCCGTTTTCGCCAGGAACTCAGCCTTCCCACGGATCATTGACTCGATCTTCGCTTCCTGCGCGGCGGTCAAGGGCTTGCCGCCGGCGGCGGCGCGGGCTTGGTTCAGCGCCAGTTTGCATTTAGGATTCATGGATGTTCACCTTTCTGAAGACTGCCGCCGCAGTTCTGGCCTTGAGCTTGGTCGTGCTGTTCGCCGCTTCAGCGATGGCATCGTCCTGGGCGGCCGGCTTTAGGGCATGGGCTGAGCACATGCGGATAATGGGTGCGATGGTCTTGGTGGCTGGGCTCATTGTTGGCACCTACACCCTACTGTCGCTGGTCTAGAAGCCATTGAGCAGGAAGCAATTGGCGGCCACCTGCATGAGCGGCGCGTCGTTGCCGCCGATGTCCATGTCGGTGCCGTCCATGGCTTCGCGCCGCACCTGATCCAGGAAGTCCGACAGCCGCATCGGCGCGTCCATCCCATCCATCTGCACGGTCAGGTCGGGGAACTGCTGCGAGACGTCGGCCAGCCGGGCGGCTACCACTGCGGCTTCGGGGGAGCCACCTCCGGCTCGGGGAACTCCACCCCCCTGCTCTGCTGCTCCTGCAGGCGCAGCGCCTCGTGCATCCGCTGCTTGCGGCTGGGCGTCCGGCTCCGGCTGTCGCGCGCCAGTTGCTGGTGCGTCGGCTCGTGCTTGCTGTGCGTCTTGGACATTGGCGGGCTCCTTGGATGCTGCTGCGCGCGCTTCGGATGCTGCTTGGCCAATTTGCCTTGACCAGGCATCAAATGATTGCTGCCTTGCCGACGCATCGGGCGCGCGCTTTGGCCCGGCTGCAATTTCAAAGGCAGGCTCCTTGGCGCCCTTACCAAATGCGGCGCCGTCGATTTCTCCACCTTCAAGGCGACGCACGTCGTAGCCTCTCCGCTTCAACGACTCATAGACTCGCACTGCGGCAGCCTCTACCGTCGAATCACTGAAGACGCGCAACCCTTGCGCAAGGGCCTTATCCACCAGGGCAGAATACAGGCGCACACCCTCGCCCTTCCCTTGCGATTCTTGGGCAACCTCGGCAAAAGTGATGTGCAGGGCATCGCCACGAACATGGCCGCCAACCTCGCCGGATGTGGTCTTGGCTGAAATAAAGCCGTCTGCGCCACTTGCAAACGTGACGCCATCCGGCTGGACTGGCTTAACCTCGGATGCTGCTCGGATGTCGGCAATGGCGGCGTTGATCTGGTCGGCCCAGGTGGAAAACCGCGAGTCGGTCAGGCTGGGGCTGTTGGGGTCAAACTTGCCGCTGTTGCCGATGGCTGATTTGATCTGATCGGGGCGCATCACTACGATGTGATCGCCGCGCCTGACAGCGTCAAATCCTTTGGCGGCTGCCTCCTTGATGGCGTCCGTTGTGATCATCGGCACATCAAAAACACGGTCAGCTTTCACATAAAGCGGCGCCACATTAGCCCCTCGCCCCCCATCCATTGCTCGAGATGCCGCATACCTGCTGGCTACCGATGGGTCTGTCGTGAGGTGAATCCCCTCGGCTTGAAGTTGCCCAGGGTCAAACGCCTGCACATCTGCCGATGTCCCGTGATACACCACCAGTGGCTTGCCTTGCTCATCCACCACCTTGCTGTCGCCAAACCACGCCTTGAACTCGGTCGTATCGGTTGGGGTCACACGGGGCACCGGCGCCACGTCCGACACCTCCACGCGCTC